CGGTATGGCACTAGACACTCACATAAACGTAAATACAAAAGTTGACGACTGTCGTCGAAACGAGCAGCCTACGGCTATCCTAAGCCGTGCGCAGGTATCACCTACGCTAGTCAAATATTATATATCAGCGAAGAGGCAACCCTACCCCATCGCGACAGTGATGAAAGAGTGCATGGCTGTGTGAAGAAGATCTGGAACAATGGTGCGCGCTCTTTTCAGTGCACGACACACGATATTGCTGTCAGATTCCGTTAGTTCAGTTTGTTTTCCACTCTCGAACACTCCACCAACTAGATCCTGAAAGAACTGCCTGCTACGCAGGTAGATCTGTTTTTCTTGATCGTTGGATAGATCCTGTAAGAGATTGTACAACACATTGAACCTCACATCGTCAAATGCATACTCAATACATAGAGCAAACAGGGTGTCAATAAGATACTTGCCGCCATTTGGATTACACTTGAGGTTGAACGCATGCTTATTCCAATTCAGGGGAACTGGAACCATGCGTGAATCAACTTCAATGAATTTATGGCTACAAAACTCGACATCCTGCAGACTCGTTAACTCTGCCTCGATTTTGGGGTGGAAGCCTTTACTTCGCAACCACAGCGCAAACTCGACATTCTCCTTTTGAGGGAAATTCTCTGCCGTATCATCACCCATGGACGCAATCTTAAAAGGATACTTTAACTCTCCATACTTCTCAATCTGATGGTAGGTCTTAAGATAGACCTGGTACCAAGAATTCATATCGATGGTTCGAATACCTCCTGATCGAGTAATACCCCCAATTTCTACAACTGGATGTAAACAGTTTGAGCATAAGTGTGTTGATTCTTCAGTGTGCTGTGAAGCACCCCAAATTGTTTCAACATCACCCTCCTCGCACGTGTGACACCAGTTTGTTAATTGGGCGTAAAGCCTGCCATCTGACGTGATGACAAGGCCACGATACGTTGCTTCATTACGCAAATGAAAGAGTCGTTTCCATAACTCATAATGTTCTGAGTCTTTGTTTCGACAACTTCGATTTCTGCGCTCTTCGTCCGCAATGTATGCATCGATAGGGGTAGTCCAATCGTACGCTTCCTTGTCAGTCGAGCCCCAATGTTTACGTTTCAAGCCATCATCAAGATACCTAAAGAATAGATTTGTGCCTCCATTATAGAAGCTCATACCTACCTTGTTTGGTACTTGGTGATGCCTGTCATACATAGCATCGAGACTCGGGTCTAACAACAAATGGTCGATCACTTGATCTATCACAGACACGCTGAAGATGAGTCTAACTCTACCATCACGAAGCTTCTTCTTCTTATGTGGCTCCTGTTTGACAAAAAGTCTAACTGGATCACCTTTGAAGTCTTCTACCTCTAGGTATTGTCGGATCTGCTCTCTAACAAGTGGAATGAAAGTAGATAGTGAACCATCACTTGATTGTTTGCGATACGAATCGAATAGGTCCTTGTTTGTTGAGTAGTCATGGTAGTAGGGGTAGCCTGGACTTGACTTGGGGTTGACTCTGTTCTCTAGTACATCTAAGATATGTTCATCCGACAAGAAATTGCCGGGTATCTTCCAATGTACCGCAGAATAGACGTTCTCCAAGTGGTTCAGGGTTTTCCTTCTAATGACTGGGTCCATTTTTACTTGGTTGAAATACTTGCCAACATGATATTGGAGTGACTTGAATTCCGCTTCTGCACTTGTGTCAGGCTGCGCTAACTCATCGGGTAGGTCCCACGGCAGTCGCGCGTCTATTGGCCACGCGACCTGTTTAATGAACCGTTCTTTGAGTTTGGCAACGAATTTAAATACACCGGGGCCTGGCTTATTGCCAATGGCCGGACCCCTTAGTAGTTTAAATTCGGAGCTGGCACAGATGCTTGGGCGTCATTACTTTCCATTTTCTGTGTTGGTTTTTCTTCCTCCTTGGGTGGTTGCTTAGCACTGGTCGGCTTTTTAGGTTTAGCTTTCGCTTCTACCCTCTTAGTCATTATGTCATGTTCTGCGCAGGTATTGGCTGGTTTACCATCTTTCAG